GAGCTGAATTGCCGAGTACCGAAGAACCGCTCCCCGAAGATGTCGAGTTGGAGGTGTCTCGCCTGGCCGCGCAGGCGGCGGATAAGTTGCTGCAGCGCAACCAGCAAGAAGCCGCTCAGCAGCAAGCCCAGGAGCAAGCTCAGGATCCCATGGTGCAGATGCAGCAGCAAGAGCTGCAGATTAAGCAGATGGAAGCAGAGACAAAGCGTCAGCAGGCTATGGCCCAGGCGCAGATTGACCAGGCGAGGCTACGGTTGGCTGAGTTGAAGCAGCAGCAGGACTACGAGATCCAGAAGACGCGCATTGACTCTGAGGATCGGCGCGCAGGCGTTCAGGCCGGCGTACGCTTGGCGACGCAGTTGGACAATGACGAGCGAGCGGATGCTCGCGAGGGCGCACGGATCGCTCTTGATGAGGCTAAGATCTTAGGGGAGCGCGATGCCGGAGCTGCTGGTTAAGGTCAAGAAGTACGTGGCCGCGGAAGTAGACGCGGCTGCTAACGCCCTTGTCGCGGGGCACTTTCAGACCTTCGACGAGGTGAAATACGCTCAGGGTAAACACGCGGCGTATCGGGATGTTCTATCCGAGATAGAACAAATTGAGAAAAAAGCCCTTGAGAACGACAGGTAACCCTTATATAAAGTTGTAGCGCTTAACCGCGCGACAACTTTAAGGGATGTACCTATGTATGTAGACTTGGACGTAAGTCCGGAGTTACGTGCCCGTTTGCCGGAACCTTCCGGTTTTCGGGTGCTGATCGTCACATCGAAGACGAAAGAGAAGACCGCGGGAGGTGTTTACCTCCCAGACGACCTTCGTAAAGCGGAAGACACCGCTTCAATCATCGGGAAAGTAATCAAACTCGGTCCGGACGCGTACAACGACGCGGATAAGTTTCCGAATGGCGCTTATTGCCAGGAAGGCGACTTCATCATCTTCCGATCGTATTCTGGCACGCGATTTAAAGTCGATGGCGCCGAGTTTCGCTTGATTAACGACGACACGGTTGAGGCCGTGGTCGAAGATCCCGCTGGCTACGAAAGGGCGTTTTAATGAATACCGACGAAATCAAAGACGAGTTCGAAGACGAGGTAGAGACTACGCTACCCGAGGACGACCATGGCGATGACTCGCTTCAGATTGAATACGAAGACGATCTGCCGGACGCCCCTACGTTCGACGATGACCCGACCGAAGAAGAGCTAGAGGCTCAGACGGCGGGCGTTAAGAAGCGGATCAACAAACTCGCTATGTCTCGGGCTAAAGAGCGCCAGGACCGCGAGGCCGCAGAACAGCGCGAGCGCGCAGCTATTGAGTATGCTCGGTCTATCATGACTGACAACGAGAAACTCAAAGCGGAGCTGGCTAAGCAGCAGGAGTCGAGCACGACATACGCTAAGCAGAGTGTTGAGGCCCAGGTGGCGGCGGCACAACGCGAGTACCGTTCCGCTTACGACGAAGGCGACGCGGATGCGATGGTTCTTGCGCAGACCAAGTTGGCTCGCTTACAAGCGGAAGCCTACCAGATGGAGCGCGAGGCCGCGTCGCGACCCGCCGCCCAGCCTGCGCAACCGCAGCAGTATCAACAACCGCAGCGGTATCAGCAGTATCAGCAGTACCCGCAGTACCAGCAGTATCAGCAACCACAACAACCTCAAGTATCTCCGAGATTGCAGGCGTGGTTGGATGCAAATGACTCGTGGTTCCAGAAAGACCGCATCATGACTGGCACCGCTATGGGGATTCATGAGCAACTAATCGAAGAAGGGGTTGAACCGGACTCGAAAGAGTACTATACTGCACTCAATTCAGAGTTGCAGAAGCAATTCCCTGAGCGGTTCTCTGCCACCGATAAGCGCAAGTCCAGGGCTCCCGTCGTCGCCCCCGCTACCCGCAGCGGAAAGACCCCGTCACGACGTGTAGTAAAGCTGACCGCCTCTGAACGGGCATTAGCGAAGTCTCTCGGAGTTTCTGAAGAGCGATATGCGGAGCAAAAATACCTGAAGGAGCAAGCCAATGGCTAACCAAACTCGCGCCCCACGTACGCGTCGAACTGAAGAGACGCGTGAACACGAACAGCGTGAAACCCTATGGAAGCCTGCTTCGCACCTTCCTACCCCTGAGTCACGGGACGGCGTCTCGTTTCGCTGGGTACGCACCACAATGGGCGGTGAATCGGACAACAACAACGTATCCAAAGCCTTCCGCGAGGGTTACGTGCCCGTTAAACGCGATGAGCACCCGGAACTTAGTGCGATGACTGACAATGCGTCACGTTTTCCGGAGAACATCGAGATTGGCGGCCTTCTACTGTGCCAGATCTCTAGTGCGACAGCTGCTCAGCGTAGCGCGTACTACGAGGCACGAGGGCAAGCCCAGATCGACGCCGCGGATAGTGACTTCTTGAACCAGTCAAGCGCAACCATGCCGATCGGTCGTGGAGACATTGACCGGCGATCTACTTAGTAATCGGCTACTTCTCCGTAAGGTGATGTGGCCATGTTGAGGATATCACGATGGCTACTACAGCATCACCTTACGGCTTGCGCCCCGTAAAGCGCATCGATGGAGCGGCCTGGACGCACTCTATCGAAACCTACCTAATCAATCCCGCAGGTTTCGCGGATAACATTTTCAATGGCCAGGTCGTTGCTTTGACCGCAGCCGGTTACGTTGAGCTCGTATCAGAGACCGGCGCTAACGGCGACGCGTTCCCTGCTGGCACCTTGGGCGTGTTTGTCGGCTGCGAGTATGTGAACTCGGAAGGCCGCGTAGTCCATAGCCAGTATTACCCCGCGGCTACTACTGGGGTAGTCAAAGCCAAAATCGTCACCGACCCGAACGTAGTGTTCCGCGGTCAGATGGACGGCGCAATCGACCAATCTGACATCGGCGCCAATACATGGTTGTCTGCTTCGCAGATCGACGGCTCCGGCGACAGCGTAGGCTCTACGGTTACTGGCAACTCTCAAGTTGCTTTGGAATCGACTACCGGCACCACTGCCGCAGCGTTCCGTATCTTGGCCGTCGTTGATGAGGTAGGCAATTCTATCTCCGATACTTACGCGGATGTTCTGGTTAAGTTTAACCCAGGCCATCATTCTTACACTAACGCCGTTGGTATCTAAGGAGACTGAATAATGGCTATTTCTCGCGCTCAGCTTCTTAAAGAACTGGAACCCGGCCTGAACGCACTGTTCGGAATGGAATACGAACGCTACGGCGATGAGCACACGGAGATCTACTCTCTGGAAACTTCTAACAAGGCCTACGAAGAAGACGTCAAGCTGTCTGGCTTTGGCGCTGCGCAGGTCAAGGAAGAAGGTGCTCCGACGCAATTCGACTCTGCTCAAGAAGCATGGTCAGTGCGTTATGTACCGCAGGTTATCTCTATGGGCTTCGCCATCACCGAAGAGGCGATGGACGACAACCTGTATGACTCCCTGTCAAAGCGCTACACTAAGGCGATGGCGTACTCTATGGCTTATACCAAGCAGGTAAAGGCCGCAGAGATCCTGAACAACGGCTTTAGCTCGTTCCAGACTGGGGACGGTGTGAGCCTGTTCAACGATGCGCACCCGCTGAACTTCGGCGGTAGCAACGCAAACCGCCCTACCGTTGCGACTGACTTGAACGAGACCTCTCTGGAACAGGCTGTGATTGACATCGCAGACTACCGAGACGACCGTAACCTGCCTATCGCAGTTCGTCCGATGAAGTTGATCTTGCCCGCTGCTCTGCAGTTCGTGGCGGCTCGACTGTTGTCTTCTAACCTGCGCGTCTCTACCGCGGATAACGACATCAACGCCCTGCGTTCGACTTCGGCTATCCCGGAAGGCTACGTCATCAATCACTATCTGTCAGACCCGACTTCGTGGTACCTGAAGACTAGTGCTACTGACGGCTTTAAGTACTTCCAGCGTAAGGCGATGCAGACCAAGATGGACGGCGACTTCGACACCGGTAACGTGCGCTACAAGGCGTCTGAGCGTTACTCGTTCGGTGTGACCGAGCCTCTGGCGATGTACGCATCCAAGAGCTCTTACTAAGGTCTGGCTCCCGCG